TCACCCACAGCTTGTCGTAAGCTGTAACCTTGTTGCGGCGGGCAGTGAGGCCAAATGGACCTGTAGGGCCAAAGAATGCCAGTAGCTCAGCCGGTGTAGCGGCGGTGAGATTGATGTTGGCGCCGCCAGCGCCACTACCCAGGTTGATTTTCTGAGTGTTGCGGTGGTTTTTCATACCTTGCGCTGGCAGACCATCAACCACGATGCTGGCATCGCCGTTCAGGTAAAACTCGACGCGCTTCTTGTGGAATTTACGCATCTTGGCCGACTGGGACTCCAGAGCCAGATCGATGCCGACAGTGCTCAGTCCGGCAGCATGGCGCCAGTTAACGCCGTAACCAGCAGTGAATACCGGGATCGGGTCGCCATCAGAACCAAACTCAGTATTATCGAAAGAGTAAGACGCCTGACCATCGATGCTGATAGACACATCATCCGCGATATCGCCGGAGACGTTATACAGCTTTGCAGTTTTTCCGATCGGCAGCACGGTCTGCACACCCATCAGGTCATTGACGATTTCCATGCCAATTTCCTGATCGCGCATCTGGATAATCTGGCGGTCAATTTCGGCCCAGAATTCACGTGTAAAGCCACCGATGGCATTCGCCGCCAGCATTTCATGCGTCATGCGCGTGCGGTACGCGTTGACCATCATGTCATGCTGGGCGTTATAAATGTCACGGTTGGCCCACAACTCACTCCAGTGCCCTTGCAGTCGGCGGTTAGTAGCCAGTGATTCAGCGGTAAAATACATTATTATTCTCCTGATTAAGCGCCAGCATCTGCAGCGGCTACGGTACCGACGCGCATACGCACGCGGATGAAATCGGTAGTGCTGGCTGCGATGGTCGCATCGTCCTGGCTATAGCCAATCACCGAATCGGTGTCTGCAGTAGCTTTGGTAAATTGCCCATTACTACCCAGCTTGATTGGGTCGTCTTTGGCATAAGTCCCCGCCACACACAGCAGCGCCAGCTCGCGGCCCTCTTCTACGTAGTTACCCACTGCAGAGTCGCCGGCTGGCACTGCTTCAGTGATTTTGAGACCCTGATGATAGGCAACATCGATGATGTAGATACGACCAGCCAGCGCAGTTGCCTGCGCAAACTCATTGTCGTCATTGATGACTGCAGCGGTACCGGGCAGCAAGGCTGCGGCAGTAACGCGGGTTTCGGTCTTGTACAGAGACTGACCGTCGATATTAACGCGACGATAACGTGCCATTAGTCTGGCTCCTTATTTGAAATATTCGTCAGGGTTCGGCGCACCGGTTTCTTTCTGCTGTTGCGCAGAGTTGGTGCCCAGCGGTGCGGATTCACCGATTGTTTTAAACATCGCATCCAGCGCTTCGCCTGAAAGAGCGTTAGCCACGACCTCGCCGTGTACCTTAGCTACAGCTTCACGCTTTGCTTTCTCTTCAGCGCGTGAGTTGGCGGTCAGGGTGTCAGCGAGTTGCTTCTGGTTGGCCTGTAGCGCATCAACCTTTTCCGCAAGAGGCTTAATAGCCGCTTCAGTATTGGTCGCAACAGCCTGGCCGATCATGCTGCCGATTTGTTCCAGTTCTTCTTTGGTTAAAGGCATGTCGCCCTCCGTTTTGTGGTTTGGTGCAGGCTGTTCCTGCGGTGTGAATAGAGCTTTGAATTTGTTAGCGACGACTGCCACCCACGACTCCTGGCGCGCTACTGCTGTGCCGGTATCGTCGAAGGTGATAACGCCGCCCTCTGATTTGTAGCCAAACACTTCAGCAGTGCCGCCGTTGCGGATGATTACCGCTTGCGAGTCAGTGAAGTCAGCAATCCAGGCGTATTCATTCTGTCCCGGCGCAAACTTCGCTTTAGCTGCGCGATCGAGACGCTGCTCACGCTCCCGGTAGGATTCCCCCACCAATGCTCCTGAGTTAGCCTTTAGCGGTTGCGCAAGGTCAGCGTTAACCATCAGGCCCACGCCCTGCTCCGGCGTCGCCGCGCCAACCTCATGCAGCAGGATCGCGTCGTGGTCCATGCTGTGAATTTTCGCCACCCAGTCAGCGCCGGTAGCGCGTTGCTGTTCGTTCGGTTCAAGCTGGTCGAGGAAAGCGGCCACGCTGGTATGAATGGGCGGTACGTCATCGCCACGCTCTATAGCTGCTACTCGCTCAAGCAGCTCTCGCCCGCCTTCCGACTCTTCAGCGCGGGCCACATCCACCCATTTCTCTACGTAGATCCGATTGCCGGACTTTTTAACGTTGCGGTTCCACGCACCTACGAATCCGGTGCAAAGCCCTTCAGGAGAGAATGCAGACACGAACTGGCCGTTAACCTGAGGATGCCCCAGAGGCGCAAGAGTGCCTTCCAGGCCCTGATAGTGGGCGTTGATTTCATCTTCTGTGTACAGCCCGCCATTCATAACGACGTTAGCCGGAAGCGTGTAGCTGGGAAGCACCAGATGCTCACGACCGTTATGTGTTTCGCGCCGGATAGACTGGCTGTTCACCTTCGTGGTGATGTTTACCTGCATTGGCATGTGTTAACCCTTAGCCCATTGGTAGCCACGGGCTTTCATTGTGTTAAAGACTTTCTTAGCTTTTTCTACGATGGTGTCGCTTAGAGGATTGCCACTTTCATCGACCATAACGGCTATCGTGGAGCATTTGCAGTTCACACTGTTTGCGCCCTTAGCCCACCACTCCCGCTGTTCTTCTGCGGTGTACAGGTGGGCGTGGCGCGCGGCATGAGTGCTACGGGTCGTCGGACTGAGTGCTGAAATGTGCATCTGCTTTGTCCGAATGCCATATTGCTCCCTGGCTTCATCGTCCTCGTCCAGGCGCGCGCGGCGCAGCGCGGTGGTAATCTCCGTCCGGGCAATACGATTAGCTCGGCGAGACTCAATTCCCGTCTGCGTAGTAATGCGCTTCGCTATATCCAGCGGATTCTGTCCGCGCCCCAGACCATCGGTTAGTATCCGCGCCATATCTGCCTTCACATCGGCGCTGAGATTCTTCATTTCCTCAAAGACACGAGCGCGAACCAGAATCAGCCTGCGGCGATACGGCTCGCTAAGGAGGATTGCCGATACACTTTCCTGTCCCGCTGCGTATACAGCAGACTGCTGGGACAGGTTGGCGAACTCCTGCGCTGTGCCTCGCTGATAAGCGGGGTTTACGTAATCAGCCCAGAACCAGAACCCAGTCTCGTTATCTGCGCCCAAAATCTCATCAACCAGCAATGAAGCATTGCTGAGGAGCATTGATAGCTGAGTGGAATCAAGGTCGAAGGTGTAGCGCTGGTTTACTGATGGTGATACAGGGATGCGTTCTAGAATATCGTTGTAGGCCTTACCAATGCGCTTCATTCGCCTGGCGAACTCACTCATTGCTCCGCGCTCAAGGCGGTCGGCGCCCGTCGGGTCTTTAAGGTTTCCCGGAAGTATCGGTGACTTCGCTTTCCTCTTCGTCATCATCTACCTCTGGAAGTGGTTCGGGCGAACCCTCATACCCGGCGGCCACGCGAATTTCTTCACCAGTAAACACCTGCTCACCCGTGCCGATGGAAGCGCTGTTGATTTGCGACATCTTCTGAGCGGCATCCAGTTTTTCACTGTCGCTTTGCGCATTGAGGTCGTCCCAGATAACGGTCTTCTGACTGACCGGATCGAGGATGCTTAATTCGATCAGCTTGTCGCAGAAGTCCTCAATCTCGAATGACAGGTCGCCACGGCGAGACTGGCAGCGAGTATTGAAGTATTTCTGGTCTTCCGTGCTCGCTCGCTCGCCCGTCTGCATGCCAACGAGTATCTTTGTCGGGATATCCAGCGCAGCAGCGGCGGTTTGCAGGTTGACGTTATAGGTTGGAGAGGGATCGGATACAGCAGCCACAATCGGAGCAACATTGGCCCCCTGTGTAATAAGAACGGAGTCGTTCCCGATATTCATTTCACGGGCTACTTTATCGTAGATTTCATTAAGTTCGCTGTAATCAACCCCGTATGCTCTGGCTATTTCATCCAGTTTCGCCTCTTTATCAAAATTAATACTTAACTGGCGTGCAGCATTCTTCAGGAATGACTCACCAGACCCGCCCTCTACCTTCTCCAGGCTCACAAAGGCGTTGTAAGCTGGCTCAAGGAAGCCAATAGCATCGTCGGAGTAATCACCAAGGATGAAAACGCGATCGGGGTGGATGTTGACGCGGCGACTTGAACCATTCGGCAACCGTTCAGCGTACTGCCACATCTTCGGCTGTCCGTAGGTTTTCGAGTTCAGGCCAGTGTCCCAATCACCAACTGTCAGAGAGCCTGCCCATGCGACAGTAACC